CGCTCCGGCCACGAGGAATGTCTCGCCTACAACCGGACGACCGCGTCGCCCCGATGGGCGGTCGACCATCCGATCCTCCACCCCAACTGCGTGCGGGCCTTCTCGCCGCTGCCCCTGTTCCGCGGCGTCGTCAACCACGGCGCGGAGCTCCCGTCCGCGAAGGCCGCGATCCAGGCCGAGGCCCGACGTCGGCAGGAGGCCGGGATCACCTCGACCGCGATCGACGTCGTCGCCCCGGCCAACCTCGGCGGCTGACCGGCCCGGCCCGGTTACGCTGCCGCCATGATCTCCTCGAGGATGCTCCCCGACCGGGCCGACGTGGTCGACGTCGGCGAGACCGTCGTCGACGGTCGGACCGTCACCACCGACGGCCTGCCGGTCGCGTCCGGGATCGAGCTCCGGATCGTTCAGCGCCCCGCCGACCAGGTGGTCTACACCGCGGAGGGCGAGGTCGTCGCCGACGCCGACGCGATCACCGGACACCCGCTCGAGCTCGGCCAGGCCCTCAAGGTCACCGTCGGCGCCTACGCCGGCGAACGCTGGATCGTCTCCGGCCGCGTCAATCCGCTCCGCGGGATCCGGCTCTCCGGCTTCTCGGCCCCGATCCGGCACGCCTGATGGCCACGGATCTCGCCCGCCCCCTCGACCGTGCTGGCGCCGGGATCGTCCTCGGCGCCGTCTCGAGCCTGCTGACGGACGGCGAGGAGGCCGACGTCCTCCTCGAGCTCGCCACCGACGACGGCCGTCTCGAGGCCCTCGAGGGCACCCTCGACGCCTACCACGTCGCGTCCGGCGCCGCCGTCCTGATCACCAAGATCCTCGCCGACGTCTCGACCCTCCTCGCGATCGACTCCGCCCGGACGCTGCACAACCTCGGCGTCTGGGTCGCCCGGCAGGAGGTCGACGATGGTCTCGCGTGACCTGATCGGGATCCGCGTCGAAGGGGTCGAGGAGTCCCGCGCCGCCCTCGAGGCGATCCTCCGCGCCCAATCCGGTGCGATCCCCGCCGTCCTCGCGACCGTCGGCGAGCAGTGGGTCGCCGAGGTCCGCCGGTTCGCGCCGCTCAAGACCGGCCGGCTCCGCCGGTCCTACACCTACGAAGTGGGCGCCGGCGGCGCCTGGGTCGAGGTCTCCTCCAACGTGATCTACGCCCCGTACCAGGAGTACGGGACCTCGAGGACCTCCGGGACCCCGCACTTTCGGCCCGGCACCGACGTCGTGATCCGCAAGGCCCCCGAGCTCATCGCCGAGGGAATGTCGCGCGCGTCCGGCGGCCTCGGCGCCGGCACCGCCGCGCTGGGAGGTCTCGCCCGCCTCCGCGGATCCGCGTCCCGCCTCGGCGCCCTCGGAGGATGACATGACGACCGTCCCGCTCGCTGTCCTCGCCTCGGCCGCCCGCAAGATCCAGGCCGACACCGGGATCCGCGCCGCCGCCCGCCGCGCCCCCCTGTCCTGGCGCGACGACCCGGCCGGCGCCCCCTACGTCGTCGTGACCCACGTCGCCCCGGTCGCCCCGGCCCTCCGCGGCGACGGGACCACGATCCGGGAGGACCTCTCGATCCAGGCATCCCTCTGGGAGACCGAGACGAACACCGACGACGCCCGCCTCGTCGCCCTGGTCGCCGCCCTCGACGGGACCTGGCTCGACGCCGAGATCCGCGGGACCGTCCTCGAGACCCTCCTCGTCCCCGACGAGGACGCCGCCACGATCCACCACGCCGTCACCGTCAGGTACCTCGCCGGGCGATGACCGGCCGCTACGCTCCCGCCCAAGGAGGGCACCGATGCCGACGATGATCGCCCGCGAGCCCCGCGACCTCTCGATCGGAGGCCGCCGCTACCAGGCTGCCGCCGGCGACACGGTCGACGCTGCCCCCCAGGACGTCGGACGTCTCGAGACGTTCGGCTTCGAGCTCGTCGCCGAGGAGAGCTCCGGCGAGCCCACGGACCTCGAGAGCCGGACGATCGGAGAGCTCCGCGAGCTCGCCGCCGACCGGGAGATCGAGGGCCGATCCTCGATGACAAAGGCCGAGCTCGTCTCGGCCCTCACCCTGACGAGCCAGGAGGCCTAGCATCATGCGCGAGACCGTCGTTTTCTCCGTCCACGACCTCAAGGTCTACCCCCTCACCGCCCTCGGCGACGAGACGACCGATCCGACCTACGGCGCCGCGATCGACGTCCCCGGCGTCTCCGAGGTCGGCCTCGATCCGGAGCTCACCAACGCGACGCTCCGAGGCGACGGGAAGGTGATCGACTCGAGGACGACCCTCGACGCCGTGACCCTCTCGTTCACCTACGGAAAGCTCTCGCCCGCGGTCCTCGCCGCGCTGGATGGCGGGACCGAGGACGTCGGGACCGGCCCCTCCGAGGGGATCACCCGCTACGTCCGCGACGCCGGCGCGTCGATCCCGATCTTCGGTTTCGCCGCCCTGGTCTCCGAGGTCGACAACCCCAACGGCGCCGCGAAGCTCTACGGCTACCGGGCGACCGTCTCCGGCGGCTCCCTGTTCGCCGCGTCCGACTCCGAGCACGGCGAACCGTCGTTCGATGCGTCCGTGATCGGCCTCCCCAAGGGCCCGATGTGGGCGACCGACCTCGAGGACACCGGGACCGCGCTGCCGGCCGACGGGACCGCGCTCATCGCAACCTACGGCGCCCTGCCGACGATCTAGCCACACCCTGACCGCGCCGGGCCCGGACGCCTCGAGCTCCGGGCCCGGCGCAACTTCCGAGGAGAGCACCGATGGCACAGACCCACCGCCGCACGATCACGAACGGCCCCGTCCGCTACCCCCTGCCCGACCCGATCGGCGAGGTCGACCTCCGCTACCGCGTCCCCGACCTGACCTGGACCGAGCTCGAGCTCGACCCCTACCTCGACCGGCTCAACCCGCGGCTCGAGGCCCGCGGCGAGGAACCCTTCGAGTCCGTCTGGGACGCCCTCGAGGAGCTCACCGTCCGCTATCCGATGGCCGTCACCGGGATCCTCCTCCGCGGATCGCTACGGCACCTGGGCCCCGGCACCGACGCGAAGGCCGACGAGCTCCCCCCGTCGATCTACAACGACGAGGTCCTCGGCGACCGGCTCAACGAGGCCCTCTCGATCGCGTTCGGCGCCGACCCGAGCGAGCTCGACCAGGAGGTCGTCGAGACGCCGGACCCTACGGTCGCCAGCGGCGACGCCGGCGCGTCGACTGGCGAGCCCTCTACGCCCTCTGGGCCGGCCCCGTCGACGCCGGAGGTCTAGGCCAGTCGGCGACGTCGTTCCTCGAGGTCTCCCCCGGACAGATCCGCGAGCTCGCCGCCGGCGTCGCGCAACGGTCCAAGGCTCGAGGGAAGCGTCCAGGTAGGCTCGCCGCGCTAGGAGCAATGGCCCCTTCGACACGGACCGGGAAGCCCGCCGGTCGCGAGCGCGTCGTCGTCGAGGGCGAATACACCGGGCCGAGCGGAGGACGCTCCGGAGGGTAGAGGCTCATGGCGGTCGATCTCCCGGCGATCCGCCAGCGGATCACCGTCGACGACTCCGCCCTCGCCGGCCTCAAGCAGCGGTTCGGCAGCGTCGCCGGCTCCCTGGGTAAGGCCGTCGCCGGAGGCGCCGCGATCGCTGCCGCCGGCGTCGGCGCGTTCGCCGTCTCCGGAACCCGCGCCGCGATCGACGTCGACCGCGGCCTCCGCGAGGTCAACACCCTGTTCGGCGAGACCGGCGCCGCCGCCGAGCGCACCTTCGGCGAGATGAAGGGCGACGTCGCCGGCCTGTCCGACGAGATCGGCGTCGCCCAGGACGTCCTCGTCGGCGGCCTCTACTCCGCGATCTCCGCCGGCGTCCCGAAGGACAACGCCTTCGAGTTCCTCGAGGTCGCCTCCCGTGCGGCGATCGGCGGCGTGACTGACACCGAGACCGCCGTCGACGGGATCACGACCGCGATCAACGCCTTCGGCCTCGACGCGACCGACGCCGAGGACGTCGCCGACTCGATGTTCACCGCCGTCAAGGGCGGAAAGACGACCTTCGAGGAGCTCGCCGCGTCGATGGCGAACGTCGCCCCGGCCGCCGCTGCCGCCGGCGTCGACCTCGGCCAGGTCAACGCCGCGATCGCGACCCTGACCGCCGGCGGGACCCCGACCGCGCAGGCCACCACGCAGATCCGCGCCGCCCTCATCGGCCTACAGCGGCCGAGCGAGGAGATGGACGCGATCTTCCAGGACCTCGGCTACAACTCCGCCCAGGCCGCGATCGAGGGAGAGGGCCTCCAGTTCGCGCTCGACGCCGTCGGCGACGCCGCGGACGGCGACCAGGGCAAGCTCACCGAGCTCCTCGGCTCCGTCGAGGCCGTCTCCGCCGCGAACGTCCTCGCCGGCGAGGGATCCGCCAAGTTCTCCGAGGAGCTCGCCGCACAGGCCGACCGGACCGGCGCGTCGACCGCCGCGTTCGAGGAGATGGAGAAGAGCACCGGCCGGCAGATGGAGAAGCTCAAGACCAACTTCCAAAACGCCTCGATCGCCGTCGGCGAGAAGCTCCTCCC